GGTAAAACAGGAAACTACCTTGAACCTAAGAGTGATTAATTATGGCCATGAAGAAAAAACCTCGTCCAGCAATCAGCGCACCAATGTCAAAAAAGCGTGCGGAAGAAGCAAAAGCAGCGTTACAGATGCAAGCCGCTGCTAAAAAGAAAGCGCCGAAAAAAATGCTCCGTTTAAGTGAGACAAAAATGGCAGCGAAAAAGAAAAAGGCCCCAAAGAAAAAACCCGGCATGCATACACCCAGACCTGTAAAAAAGAAGCAAGAAAAAGCTTATTAATATATGACCACTAAAATCGCTAAGCGCAAGTGTAAGAGGTGCAAGAACACGCATCCTGAAACGCTCTACTCTAGCGAGATTGATGGTCTTTGCGTTTATTGCAAGGCAGACGATGCAGAAGCACTCCCACAACCAACCGATAAAGACGAAGCTGTCTCTGAAACAGAGGATATACCTGTCGAAGATAAAGCAAGAGCAGAACTTGCCCTACGATTCCTTACAAGAAAACGTCTCTTACCATTCATTGAAAGGTTCAACCCTGACTACTCGGCTGGTTGGGTACATAAAGACATCTGCCGCCGCCTTGAAAAATTTTCTCAAGATGTTGCTGACAAAAAGTCACCAAGGCTTATGTTATTTATGCCGCCTCGACATGGTAAAAGCACCCTCGCCTCTATTGGATTCCCTGCGTGGCACTTGGGACGACACCCTCAACATGAGTTTATATCGTGTTCGTACTCAGGCTCTCTTGCTATGGGGTTCAGTCGTAAAGTCAGGCAGCTCCTTCGTGAACCAACATATAAAACCGCATTTAAAACGCGTCTCGATCCAGATAGTCAGTCTGCAGAAGCTTGGCTCACAACTACTGGCGGCGGTTTCGTCGCTGCAGGTGTCGGTGGTGGTATTACTGGTAAAGGCGCACACGTTCTTGTTATCGATGACCCCGTCAAAAACAGAGACGATGCCGAAAGCCAAAACAACAGAGACAGCAACTGGGATTGGTACACGTCTACTGCATATACACGTCTCGCACCCGGTGGCGGTGTTCTCGTCATTCTTACTCGTTGGCATGATGATGATTTGGCTGGGCGGCTTCTAAAGGCGGGTAGTGATGGAGGCGATGAGTGGGAAGTAGTGAGTTATCCCGCTATTGCTGAAGAAGATGAAGAGTTTAGAGCGGCAGGCGACGCACTGCATCAAGAACGATATGACGAGAAGGCGCTAGACAGAATACGAAAAGCAGTCGGCCCACGAGATTGGTCGGCGTTGTATCAACAAAACCCTGTTGCAGATGACGGGGACTACTTTAACAGAGGCATGATTCAGTATTTTGATGCTGATGAGGTAGATGTAGATCGCATGCGTTACTACTGCGCATGGGACTTAGCAATTGGTAAGAAGGATAGGAACGATTACTCAGTTGGCATGGTGGCAGGTATCGATGAAAACGATCAGCTGTACATTGTTGATGTTGTGCGAGGACGGTTTGACGGGTTTGAGTTAGTAGAGCAGATACTTGATCTCTATGAGATATGGAGACCCTCAATCATCGGTATTGAGAAAGGACATATTGAGATGGCACTAGGGCCATTTCTTGAGAAGCGCGTAAGAGAACGCGGGCTTCACGAAGCGTATTTTAAGGATCTAAAAACTGGCAGGCGAGACAAAGAAGCCAGAGCGAGAGCTATCCAAGGCCGGATGCAACAGGGCATGGTGTTTCTGCCCAAAGAAGAGTTGTTCACTGGCCCACTTGTCGCTGAATTACTTAGGTTTCCAAACGGAGTACATGATGATCAGGTAGATGCACTTGCATGGCTAGGTTTGATGATGAGCGAATTCGCTACATTCCAAGCACCAGTTGTGCACGAACCATCTTGGAGAGATCGACTAGATCATATGTTTACAGTAAAGCGCGATAAATCAGCCATGAGTGCATAAATTATGAAGAAGCTAAGCCCCGCAAAAGAGCAAGAGATAGCATCTAATCAGTGGGATAGGTACGTTAGAGCGAGAGACAACGGGCACCTTGACTATATAGACATGGCCAAGAAGTGCGATGCATTTTACAGGGGTGATCAGTGGGATGAATACGACGTCGATGCCTTGGAAGCCGAGGGGCGTCCTGCCCTCACCATCAATACAGTACTTCCTACTATTAATACAGTACTTGGCGAACAGTCTACACGACGAGCTGATGTCCAGTTTAAACCAAGACGTGGCGGTGAAGCAGAAGTAGCTAATACGCTTACTAAGCTCTATATGCAGATTGCAGATAACAACAAATTAGATTGGGTAGAACAGCAGGTGTTTAGTGACGGGTTGATACTAGACGGACGAGGATACTTTGACGTTCGAATGGACTTTACCGATCACGTAGAAGGTGAGGTACGAATATCATCAAAGGACCCACTTGATATATTAATAGACCCTGATGCAAAAGAGTATGACCCCAAGAGTTGGAACGAGGTATTTGAAACGAGGTGGATGACACTTGACGAGATTGAAGAACTTTATGGTAAGAAAAAAGCAGAAGATCTTCGTTTTATTGCTGAGAACGGTAATAGCTTTGGTCGAGACTCTATTGAGTATGAAGAGCAACGGTATGGAGATCTAAGCCCAGAGGATGACTACTTCGGATCAGGTGTACCGGGCGATGAAGAATATAGAAACGTAAAGTCCCTACGCGTAGTTGAGCGCCAGTCTAAAAAAATGGCACGTGTCGATTGCTTTGTAGACCCCGACACAGGTGATCAAAGAGAAGCACCTGATGCGTGGAAAGATTCTAAAATTAAAAAGTTCGCTAAGCAGTACGGACTAAGTGTTATTAGCAAGGTAAAACGTAAAGTTCGTTGGACCGTCACGTGCGACAACGTGGTGCTTCACGATGACTGGTCTCCATACAACGACTTCACCATTGTCCCCTACTTTGCATACTTTCGAAGAGGCAAGCCCTTTGGAATGGTTCGTAACTTATTATCTCCACAAGAACAGCTCAACAAAATAGCATCGCAAGAGCTGCACATTGTAAACACTACCGCTAATTCTGGTTGGATGGTTGAGAGCGGATCGCTAACAGGCATGAGTGCTGATGACCTAGAAGAGCATGGCGCTGAGACAGGCTTGGTACTTGAGTACAACAGAGGCTCCAGCCCCCCAGCAAAAATACAGCCTAACCAGATACCTACAGGACTTGATCGAATAGCGCAGAAAGCTGCAGCTAACATACAAACCATATCAGGTGTAAACGATTCTATGTTAGGAACCGATAGCGCGGAAGTATCGGGCATCGCTATACAAGCGAAACAAAATCGCGGTGCTGTAATGATTCAAGTACCACTTGATAACTTGGCTAAAGCGCGGCACTACTTGGCAGAAAAAGTACTGAACCTTGTTCAGACATTCTACACAGAGCAAAGAATCATTCAGGTTACTAACGAGAATGACCCGATGAAACCTCGTGAGCCTATGATTGTAAATGAGATGACACCTGAAGGACGCATCGTAAACGACTTAACACTTGGTGAGTATGACGTGGTTATTTCTAGCGCACCTGCACGTGACTCGTTTGACGAGATACAGTTTGCAGAAGCACTCAACCTTAGACAAGTTGGCGTTAACATTCCTGATGATGCAATCATTGAGTACAGTCACTTGGCACGTAAAGGCGAGCTAGCTAAACGCATTCGTATGATGACAGGCGTTGAGCAGTCTCCAGAGCAGCAAGAAGCAGCTGCGCAGATGCAGCAGATACAAATGCAGCAGGTTCAACTAGAACTAGCCAAGATGCAGGCCGAAGTTCAAAAGCTACAGTCTGAAGCAGCAGTCAACGTTGCTAAAGTACAAGATGTAGCTGAAGTCAGCCCACAAATGCGCATGGCGGAGTTGCAAACTAAGATGGGTATGAAACAGCAAGAGTTGGATCTCAGAAGAGAGCTTGCTTCTCTCACCAATCAAACCAGAAGCAATCAATCAGAAACGCAATCAGCAACAAGAATTGCAACAACTGCTATGCAGACTGCCTCTAAAAACCAACAACCCAAGCAAGTAGATATACCTAACGTTAGACCCCCCATAAACCAATAGGAAATTGTTATGCCTGAAGAAAACAAAGAAGAACTCGAACTAGAAGTAATGCCCGGTGCTGATGCAAGCACTGATGAACCAGAAGCTGTGGATCTGAACTTTGGTTTAGGTGAGGAACCAAAAGAAGAACTAGAGGAAGAAACGGTTGCTGAAGATGAACAAAGTACGGAAGAAGAAACAGTTGAGGAGCCCGTAGCTGAAGAAACAACCGAAGAACCTGTAGCTGAAGAAACAGTTGAGGAGCCCGTAGCTGAAGAAACAACCGAAGAACCTGCCGTAGCTCAGAAAAAACCAATGGTTCCAAAATCAAGATTAGACGAGGTTCTTAACAAGCAAAAAGCGCTGCAAAAACAGCTTGATGACATGAAAGCAGCACAAGTACCAGCAGAAGATGCTCCTGATGAGTACGACTTTGAGGCAAAAGAAGTTGAATACCAGAACCACTTGCTTGATGGAGAAGCAGGTAAAGCCGCAGCCCTGAGAGCCGAGATTAGAAAAGCTGAGCGCGTACAGATTGAGTACGAGATGACGCAAAAGATGACTCAAACAGTAAGCCAGAGTCAACAAGCAACAGCATTGCAGCAAGCAGCAAGTGATCTTGAAGCCAGTTTCCCTGTTTTTGACCAGAACTCTGCAGATTACAACGCTGANTACACGCAAGAGGTTATNGATNTNCGAGANGCNTTTATGACNAAAGGNGANAACNCNGTNNTNGCTNTGTCAAAAGCTGCTAAGTATGTAGTTAGAGAGTACGAGCTAGAAACNGCAGAAGCNGCNCCGTCACTTTCTGCTACGTCAGCCCCNAAGCCAGANGANATNGCAAAAAAACGAGCTGAAGTAAGTAGAAAACTAAAGGCAGCAGACGCGCAACCGCCAGAACTTCCGGGCGAAAGCTCAGCAAGTCGAGGAGAAAAGACGACAGACATTTTAAGTATGACAGAAGAAGAATTTAACTCACTGCCTGAAGCAACTTTAAAGCGGCTTCGAGGCGATATTATATAGAGGTGACATATGGCATCCAAGAAAGATCCTCGGCTCGCACGGGCCGGGGTAGACGGATTTAATAAACCGAAGCGTACTCCAAGCCACCCAAAAAAGTCGCACATTGTTGTGGCAAAGGAAGGTGACAAAATTAAAACGATTAGGTTTGGAGAGCAAGGAGCGTCTACGGCAGGTAAACCAAAAGCGGGTGAGTCTGATCGTATGAAAAAGAAGCGTGCTAGTTTCAAAGCACGTCACGCTAAGAATATAGCGAAAGGCAGAATGTCTGCAGCTTATTGGGCTAACCGAGCGAAATGGTGATCTGATGGCTAGAAGTGATGAACCTAAGTGGAAACGTATTGTTGCAGCAGTAAAGGCAGGCGGCAAAGGCGGAAAACCGGGTCAATGGTCTGCTAGGAAAGCACAGTTAGCTACACAAAGGTATAAAAAATCAGGCGGCAGCTATTCTGGCCCTAAAACCAAAGCCCAAAAGTCATTATCTAAATGGACTAATGAAAAATGGGGTACAAAATCTGGTAAAAACAGCACGCAAGGCAAAAAAGCAACTGGCGAGCGGTACTTACCGAAAAAGGCAAGAGAAAGTCTTAGCAAGAAGGAGTATGCGGCAACGTCCGCAAAGAAACGTAAAGACACCAAGGCGGGTAAACAAGTATCTAAGCAACCTAAAAAGATTGCTAAGAAAACATCACGTTATAGATGAGGTAGAAAATGAGTGATAAAGGCATAGTTGTACCCACTTGGGCCATCCCACTAGTAGTTAGTTTGTTTGTCGGCGCTATATCTTATGGTGCGGCACAGGCAAACGCTGAAACTACGACCAAAGAAGTCAAACGCATTGAAGTTATAGTAAAAGAGACTGCAAAAAAAGCCCAAGAGAACGGGCAAGCGCAAGCTGTTACTAGCACTAAGGTTGATGCGATTGTAGAGTCGTTGGCTCGACAAGAGAAGATCCAAGAAAAAACTAATGATCAAATCTCTGCATTGGTTCAGGCGCTGTTAGCTAAACAATGAGAATGGTGTTCGCCCTCCTCTTCTTTGTGAATAACGAAGTTGTGGAGGAGCAGACACAATATTTTTACAAGAAACAGCACTGCCTATACATGTGTCAAGAATTGGCAAGACCCTCGCGCAGGTACGAGGC